GCCTACGCAGCAACGTTTCCCCTGCGGTACACCGTATCCGGCTTATCTCACTACTTTGACGATGGGGTTAAATTAGTCATTAGCCCTGTTCGTCAGGTGCCTTCCCTGTCAGTCCCCGCTCGAGCCAAGCACCGTAGCCGCTTACACTTCCACTTAGCCCAGCAGAAAGCCGCCCCAGATTGGGCCTTGATGCTCACCTATGACGACAAGGTAGCAGAGTGTCCCGGTGCCAACATCTGCGCCTTAGTAGACGATGAGCACTTGATATGTACCACTGACGAAGCCTTACCTGGGATTTCTCAGCGCATGGTGGCTGATTTAGCGCAAGAGGAAGGCTTGCATGTCATGTGGGATGAATTGACCGTGAGAGATTTGATTAACGCGGAAGAGATTTGGCTCACCGCAACCCCGTTCTGTGCCTTTTGGGTCTCGCATATTGAAGGCCGGCCGATTGGCTCAGGCATGGGCTTAGTGCCGCCGATGTATGAAAAGATTATGGACCGCTGGTCTGAGCGAGTCGCCTGTGACATCAGGGGTCAAATGTCTGGATGGGATAATGCTATCAGGACTAGCACAACTTAACATCGAGCTGGGAAACATTTGCGATAAAACGCATTTGTGTCCGATGTGTTCCCATCAGGATAAGACGATTAACCCCACACCATTTGGAGAAATGAACTTTGAACTCCTCAAAGACATCAGGGCGCAAGTCGAGCCAGGCATCATCATTAGCTGGCATAGAGACGGCGAACCTACTGCGTACAGTCATTTGCGAGCAGCCCTTGATCTCTTTTCGGGATTCACTACTTCGATTGTTACGCACGGAGGCAATCTCCTTCGATGCGCTGATGACCTTATTGGACGATGCACAACAGTTACAGTCTCAGTATTTAGAGGAGACAAGGATGGGCGCGATCAACTGGAAGCGTTACGTGGATTCCTGCAAATCAAGGGTAGCAGACCTCCTCAAGTCCAAGTCAAGATCGTTGGGGACTTCTACCAAGACGGCATCGAAGAGTACGAAGCGTTAGGCGTGCCAGTCATACGGAGGCTCATTCATGTCGGTGATAACACTAAGTATGCTCATCGTTCTCCAGTGGCTCCTGAAGCTAGAATCTGTCTTGATGCGCTCCATCGTCCGACGATTGGCTTCGACGGGCGAGTGTATCTTTGTAACCGCTTCAGCCCTCAATGGCATGGATATATCGGATCTCTCCACGAAAACACCCTCGACGCAATTTGGAACGGACCGACACGGCAACGCATGATTGAAGCGCATAAGGCTGGACGGAGGGACTTAGCGAATCCGCTCTGTGCAACCTGTAAACACTGGGGAACTCCATCAGCATGACAGACAAAGAAGAACTTGTGGCATTACTGAATAAATGGGGCGTGACATATAACGAGGTGGATACGCCAAATTCTATCGAAGTATGGGGAGGGTATTCAGGTTTCTATACCGCCTTCGTCTTTGATGCAGATGGAAAGTTCGTGAGGATGGGGGCGTGGGAATGAAAGTCGTCGCCATCTTACAGCAACGCATGGGCTCCAAACGCTTACCTGGTAAGGCTTTGCTGCCGTTAGCTGGTAAGCCAATGACCGAGAACATTATTGAGCGGGTGCAGCGTGCAAGGCGAGTGGATCAGGTTGTGTTAGCGGTTCCAGCGACTGACCTTGAGGCGTTTGCCCACATGCCGTGCCGCGTAGATGCGCCGCTAGTAGACGAGAACGACTTAGTTAGCCGCTATCTCATTACCGCTCAACTCTGCCATGCCGATCTGATTGTCCGTATCCCCTGTGACAACCCCTGCGTCCAACCTGAATACATTGACGAAGCGATTGAGAAGTATCTTGGCCGGCCGCAAGTCTATGTCTCTACCATGTATCGCCATGTTAAAGACCGTGTGTACGTCGATGGTGTAGGGGCTGAAGTGTTCAGCATGAGTCGGTTGCAGTGGCTAGACCAAGCGACAAAGGGTCAAGCGTTGTATCGGGAACATCCCCACAAGCTCTTTGACGACCAGAACTTGATTGATGGGATGGAACAGTTCAGGAAGTATGCGGATTGGGACAAGGTGATTCGGTTGGATGTGAATACGCGGGAAGATTATGAGTTCATTAGCGGCATCTACGAGATGTTTGGTCATAACAATTTCCATGTGAATGACGTACTGGCGTACCTGGAGTCGAAGTAATGGCCCTCTCCCAAGAACAGCGCATGATTAAGAAGATTATGGAGTGGCAGTTTTCGCCACTGACATTCGTGCGCGAAGTATTCAAAGAGGAGCCGACGTTTCAGCAGGAAGCGGCGTTAAAGGATTGGGGGTTACTCATACGGGCGAAGGTCAAGAGTGCCAAGGGAACGCCGCTTGAGGAAGAGGAAAAGCCATACAAAGACAAAATGGGCATGAGCATTCAGAGTGGTCACGATTCAGGCAAGTCCCACTTTGCCGGCTGGATCGGGATGCATACCCTGTTTTGCTTTCCCCATTCTAAAACCCGCGTCACAGCCCCAGCTGGTCCCCAGATTGAGTCGGTGTTATGGCCTGAGTTTCACAAGCTCTGGCGTGGATCTGAAATGCTCAAGACCAACATTGAGCATCGGGCTACCAAGATCTACATGAAAGAGGGCGGCGGCTCTGAGTGGTTCATTGAACCTCGCACCATTCAGAAGAATAGCAGCCCTGAGGAGCAAGCTGAAGTCTTAGGCGGTCTCCATGAACGCTATGTGACGATTATTGTAGACGAGGCGTCAGGTGTACCGGATGCTGTATTCAAGCCGCTGGAAGGTGGTTTGGGCGGTGTCTGCAACCTGATTCTGATGATATTCAATCCGACCCGCTCTCACGGCTTTGCAATTGAGTCGCAGTCTAAATTCCGTAAATACTGGGCCTGTCACCACTGGGACTGCGAGGAATTAGCCAAAACACGGCCGGTCTTTGCGCCTAACATGGAAGCCGATCATGCGCGATTGGCTGAGAAGTACGGCAAGGAATCGAACTTCTACCGTATCCGTGTGAAGGGCTTACCGCCTCTCGCTGCCCCCGATGTCTTGATACCGTGGGATTGGGTCATGGATGCCATGAACCGTGAGGCTGTAGTTGACCCACTTGAGCCATTAACAATCGGTTGCGATGTTGGCGGCCAAGGTGACGATAAGACCTGCATCATTCCCGGCAAGGGTGATGTGATTCTCCCCTATAGGGGGGAGCGTGACAAGCCTGGTTATATTCCATATTTTGAAGTTGGCGGGATGGATACAACGGAGATTGGATGGCAAGTAGAGGGTTGTGTTAGGGATATGATTGGGGACGACAATTTGTATGCGGTTGCCATAGATGTGATCGGTCTAGGCGCCGGTGTCTACTCGCACCTTTACCGAGTAGCAAAACTAATGAATCTGTTTGATGTGAACGTGGCTGAACTGCCAAGCGAGCAAGAGCGATTCCACCGTTTGCGAGATGAAATCTGGTGGTACATCAGGGAACGATTTGAGAAACGGGTTATTTCGCTCCCCTATGACGATGGGATGCTAGCAGAACTTACCGACATCCATTGGCGCGAAGAGAACGGGAAGATACGGGTTGAGAGCAAAAAGGAACTGAGGAAGCGTGGGGTGGCATCACCCAATAAGGCCGATGCGCTCTGCTTGCGTGAGTTCGCTAGAAGGTTCTGTGTCAGCAGGCTTCCTGGGAACGCACGCCGTAAAAGCCAACAGACTAAACCAGTGCCGTGGCAGTGCGTATGACAGACCAAATCCTTGGCCGTACCACCGTGGACCTATCACACATGAGCCGTGAGGACTTGCAGCTCTTTAGGCGACATTTGCTAGGGGTTTTAGCTATGATTGACCGATTACTGGGATTGCACCGAGAGGTGAAGAAATGAATGCATGCATGAGCTACCAAGATGGTTTCATCTTCTTTATTGCCCAATTTGTGCTTATTGTTGTTGGGGTTGCGCTAATTCTAGTGGGATTAGACAAAAAGACTTGACATCTTTCAAGAAATAGTGTAGGCGTTTAGTTTGTACTAGGACTAATTCTCCAGCCCCCCGCTATTCAGCGGCTCCCTGGATTCTCAGGGAGAGCCGTTGGCCAGTACCTACTCACACACAAGCAGCAATCTCAATATCAGTGAATACACGATAGGTCGGGAAACTGACCGTGATGTAGTTGTGCGCCTTGAGCGCATGTTTGGTTCAGCCTTGTTCTCTCCTGTCTGGAGAGCATGGCGCACCAACGCTGACCAGGATTACAAGTTTTACGAGGGGGAGCAGTGGACCGCCTTTGAACGGGCCATGCTCGAGGAACGCGGCCAGCCGGTTGTTACAGAAAACCTCATCAAGCCCAAAGTAGACCGCATTCTAGGCCAGTTCCAACGGCAGCATACCACCGTTACCGTGCTTGGCCGGAACGCTGTTGTAGACGAGCAGACCGCTTCTCAGGCTTCAGACATCTTCCGATGGGTAGATCAGGTCAACGGGGCTGAGTTTGAAGAGTCTGACCAAATTAAAGACGGTTATACCGGGGGCTTTGGCGTCATAGAGATTTGTTCCGCGAAGGACTCTGACGGCAAGCCCTCCATCGTCATTCGCAACGAAAACCCCTTCTACATCTTCCCTGACCCCCATTCCCGCAAATACGACTGGAACGAGGATGCCAAGTTCGTGTGTCGGTCCAAGTGGATTGACCTTGAAGATGCCATCTGCCTGTGGCCTGAAAAGGCCAAAGAGCTACGCCAGTGCGTGAACCATCTGCCCAGCGGGTTGGGTGGAACCGGAATGCCGATAGATCCATCCGTGCTGCGTATGACGGATTGGACCTATGTTGACCCGAACCGTGGCCGTCTCCGTCCTGTCGAAATCTACTACAAGCGCAAAGTCGTCAAGAACATCCTGATTACCGCTGAAGGCGTGCGGGTGGAACTGGACTACCTGGGACCGCGCCAAGCCATGAAAGCGGCTCAGGAGATACCGGGAGCGTCTATTGACCGTGTAGTAGGCGAGGAAATGTGGCTGGGCATCTACTGTGCCGGCACCCTCATTTACCACGATAGATACCAGGACCAAGACGGCATGTTCCCATTCGTGCCGTACTTTGCTGACCGCAAGAAATCAGGCGAACCCTTCGGACCCGTCAGAAACCTCGTCAGCATCAGCCAGGAAATCAATAAGCGCCGATCTAAGGCGATGCACCTGATTAACACCAATCAGGCCATCGTGAGTCAGAACGCCGTAGAGGACTGGGCTGAGTTCGCCAATGAGAAGGGCCGTCCTGACGGGATTATGAAAGTCAGGGGCAAGGCCGATGAAGTCGTGCAGCTCATCAAGAATCAGGACATGGGCCAATCACAGATGGCCATGCACGAAGAGTCCAAACGGGCCTTCAACATGGTCAGCGGCGAAGATCCAACGAACATGGGCGCAGCTTCGCAAATGCGGAGCGGGGTAGGCAAAGCCCGTGAGCAGATGATGACGGATTGGGTAAACATGCCGTTGCTCACCAATGTTCGCCGGACCCGCAGAATCAAGCTCAATAAGGTCTGGGGCCTCATCTGTCAGCACTTCAACGAGGACATTGTTTTTCAGATTACTGACGACCCTGCTGCTCCAAAGGTCATTCAGCTGCCGAAGTCTCGGTTGGATGCCATGCGGGATATGCGGTTCAACTTCGTCATTGCTGACGTTGAGGATTCGCTGACGCTCCAAACGGAGCAGTTTGAAATCGTCGCCAATCTGTTACCGCAAGTCCTGCCATTTGGCACAGGGCCGGCCAAGTTCCTCCTTGAACTCTCCAGCATCAAGCCCAAGCAGAAGGAAGGGCTGATGAAGATTCTGGACGGTATGGCACAAGCCCCACCGCCTGAGCCGAAGATTTCTATTGCTATGAACTGGTCCGAACTCACGCCTGAAGAAAAGGCCGTGTTTGCCATGACCAAGCTCGGCCTCCCGATGCTGGCTGAGTACGAACTGAAACAAGGTGAACCATCAGCCAAGCGCCTTGCTCTTGAGGAAGCGTTAGCGAAGCAGGCCAGTGTGGAGCGGATGAACGATAAGCGCCAGGAAGTGGAACTGATTAAGCACGGCTCTGACTCCAAGCGGGAAATGCTGGTGGAACTGATGCACCGGCAGACCGAGCTACAGAAGAAAGACAAAGACATTGAGAAGGAAAAGGCGAAGCCGAAACCGAAACCAACTGCGAAGAAATAGCGCGGGGCCTTCGGGCGACCTGCTTTGCTGACCCGGCAGCGAGAACCGGAGGGTCCGGGTAAGCAACTCCGGTACACAACTATGGCGCACAAAGAAATCCGCATTGACATGAAGGACATTGAGAACCCGCAGACCATTACGCAAGTCAACTTGCGGAAGTTTGCTGAAGCGTTTGGTTCTAAGGACGCGATGAAGCATCAAGAGGTGGATGAGCTGATAGACGATTTCGATAAGCACCAACGGGTGCTCAAGGTACGAGGGGTCAAAAAGTATTTCGTAATGGGGAAGTAACAGCCGCGGTGCGGGCGCGCGGGATAGCCAAATGCTGCCCGATCTACTTTAACCAGCGATCCACTGTCGGATCTTCCTGAAGGAGTCACATGGCGAACGAAGTGAAAAAAGACACTGTGAAAATGAAGTATGTCGGGCATTTCAAGGGCACGACCAAGACGGTTGAACTGCCCATCCCATTAGTCAGTAACAGCATGAAGCAGGAGGAAGTGTTGACGTTCAGCCGTACCAGCAAGAACGGCGCGGCATATTGCGAAGTGCCGATGCGCTGGGTGGGTGCGCTGCTAGCCGTTGGTGGTAACTGGCAGTTGGCCGAAACCGTGACGCCTGACCTCAAGAGCCGCATTGAAGTGGAGCGTGCTGAGAACGATGAGCGTATGCGGAAATTCGCTCTTGAGAATGAGTTGGTGGAAGCATGAGCACCGTAGCCGACAAGGAAAAGCCAGCGGCAAAAGCCCCTGCTCCCATGGGCAGCTTCCTAGGGAAGTTACAGGATAAGGCGAAGCCAGCACCCAAGCCAGAGGAGAAGGCCGATGAACAAGGAACGACTAAAGACCCTGTTGTGGCTGAGAAGCCAGTGGCTGCGGCTCCTGTGCAAGCTGAACCTGTACCAAAAGCCGAAGCCAAACCTGAAGCTGGTAGCAAAGCAGAACCTGAAAAAGCTGAACGGCAAACTGACAAAGACACCCTCGAAAAGCGTCTTAAGGACACCCAGTCCTGGGCGAATGAAGAACATAAAAGGGCGCTGCGAGCAGAACGAGAATTAAAAGAACTGAAAGAAGTTGTGGTGCGCGTCGAGAAAAAGATTGACGGCACCTATGA